CTCCTGCATTGCTTCTTCAGCAAGAAAATTCTTACGTACTGTATCGAGCCTTAATCTAGCAGCTTTGGTGGCCATAGATTCTGTGATGAATGATACATTATCAACAGATTTAATAACTGCACCAAGTCCTTGACCTAATCCTAAAAACCCAGAAGATAATATATCTTTGATATCCAAAAATACCTTACTATCTTTAGCTAAAACTTCTTCTTTTACTTTAGCAATATTATTAGAAGATTGTTTATTTTTTCCTGATTTATTGATTTTAATAGTTGGAATCAATTCCCTTGCCATATCAATAATAGGTGTAAGGCTATCAAATCCAGTAGCTTTAGATATATTCTTCTTCAAACCTTTTGGTGTGATAAAATTATTTTTTAATGTCTGTAATGTATTAACAAAAGGTTTCATTACAGAATCAGCTATATCTTGTGCCTTATCTCCAACTCTATCAATAATAGGTATATTAATTGCAATAGACATATAGATTACATCCCATTATTATCTGAAGATTTCTTTTTAGCTTCATAGTATGTAGTAAATCCCATATAAGCTCCTACTACTGACATACAAAATATAGCAGTCCAACTATAAATCTGATCAAGAACTTTAATTCTATCTGTAGGAATTTCAAAAAACATATAGTAAGTATAGAAATTAAATGATAGAACAGAGATCCAGGCCATCCATCTACGATTTTTCCATCGCTGATTTTCAAGCTTCATATCTTTTAGTTTTTCGGATCTATTTTTAGAACTCTCCGTTTCTTCTTCCATTTACTTTTCCTGTTTATCTACCCATAGCTCTTTGTTGTTGATCTAATTCCTGTTTTATATCAGCCATCAAGATTTGCATATATGCATCTCTCTCCCATGGTATTAAGTCTTCTATCTCTGTTATGGAATAATTGCCCTTTCTTTTCATAAAGGTATTAATTCTATAATATGTCGCCAGACTCAGGTGCGACATTATAAGGTAAAAAAACTTTGCAAACCTTCCAATGTATATTTATTTTCGTGATTGCATTTAACACATTTGAATTCAACAACTTTTCTAAGTTCTGGTGCAGTTTCAAAGAATACTCCAATTTTTTCAAATTCATCCTTAGAAAGATTTTCCAAAAGTTCATCCAATTCTGCTTTAGTATGGTCAGAAGCTTTGAAAATTTGTTCACCTTCATATACTGAATCAATGCAATCTCTAATAAGATCTAGTGATTTTAAACCATCAGCCATAGAAGGTAACATATCTACAGTAGGATATTTCATAATCAACCCAACAGTATCTGTAATTTTAATCACGTTAGTATGGATTGGATTAATATCTGGAATAATAGTTTCTAAATCAATTTCTTGAATATTTGCAGAATAGCAGGAAGAACAGTCGATATTTACTTGCTGTTTGGCTCTGATTGACTTAGCTCTAATTTGAAGAATCAAATATGAAAAGTCTGCAAGAGGTAGAATTGCTGCTTCTATTTTACCAAATGTGCAGTTAGTAATAATTTCATTTAATGCACTAGCAACTTCAGCTAAAGCCTTTGGTGGTTCCATATCTTTCACTCTCTCTTCAAGCATCAAAAGAATTTTTTCTTCTTTAACTAAAAATGCTCTATACTGAAGAGTTTGTTTAGTAATAGGTAATGTGATAGAATATTTTGGTGCATTGATAATAGGTAAGGTCATTATTTTAATTAGCTTTCATGATGTTAAATTGAAAATATATTTTTAAATATGTTAATAGGATCAATGAGTAGAGAGGATGAAGCATTAGCATTTTCTGCTAAGTTATCTCTTATATCAATAGGTTCCCAATACTTATAAGTGAATATTACATTTTGTCTATGGTATTGATTTTCTGCAGACTGGTCTCCAGATAATTGAACAAACCCAAGTGGGTAGCATTCATACAGTCTAATACCATATACAACCTGTTTTTCATCACTACCTCTAGATGTGCCGTAATGTGAATACTGATATATTTCTGCTGTAGAAGTATATTCATTATGATAGTTATAATTTCTTGATACTGGATTTTGTATTAGGTTAGTCCATCCCTCAAAGAATTTACGTTCAAACATATCATCTGAACATCTATATGTTACGTTAATATCTTCCATAATAGCATTATATGGCATTTTAGTTCTAAGTTGATGTATTCTATGTTCTGTGGTAGCAATCAACTTACCTGGGATATCAACTTGTTCACATGATAAAATTAATCTTGCAGAAGCCGAAGCAGTATCATCATCAATATTTCTCTTAAAGGAAGGGTCATTTAAGATGATAGGTGGTAAACCAATTCTAAACTCCCAATTATAAGCTGGAGCATACCCATACCTTTTAATTTGTTCTAATATAAGGGATGTATCTACCATTTTGATCTCGATTCTGCCCATACTTCTTGTTTGGTAGCTTTTTCAAAGTCCTCAACTGGTAATGCAATAGCAATTTCCCATTCTTCACCATCTACTCTAATATACTTAGATCTTACATGAGATTTCAAATACATTTTGATACAAGATTGGAAGGGCTTAAACTTTTTAGCTGACTTTAAAATATCATATGTAATTTTTAACTTAGTTCTCTCATCCCAATGTTTGTTAGCCAATATCTCATATAACCTTGCGAGAAAGATAGCTCTCCACCTAGGTGGTAGGTAGTGCAGGTTAAGGCCAAGGAAGCGATCTCCGTATTGCTCTATAGGTATAACACAGGGGAATCTATCATAGTAAGGTAATTCTTTTTTCCATTTAGGATCATAGTAGAAAAAATACATTCTACCAATAGATGCCCTAGTTACAAACTTACCTCTCATCTCCTTAAACATTTTAATAGAATCATATTTACCACCAAGAGCTCTTGCCTTGGTAATAAACCATTGTCTAGATTGATCAGATCTTAGAGTAATATTTGCATTAGATGCTTGGTCTAAGAATCTATCAAAAATTGATGAGGAAGGAAGCGCCATGTGTATTGATATTTATAGAGGTTTTGAGAATCAGTTGATTTATAGTATTCAATATGTTATACGTTAATAACCTAATAATGAAAGGATTCATATATGAAAAAGATTAATGCAACTATAAAACAAGAACATTTAGGATTTATATTACGAGAATTTATTAAATTAAACAATCTTGATGCTAATCAAGTGGTTGGTGTTACTATTTGGTGTCAGAGTAAAAGTAAAAAGAAAGCTGTATATACAATACCTCTAGATATTCGTAAAAAGTCTGATTATAAATCACCTTATACATCTCTTGAAGGAATTGTACCAGTTAATCATCAAGTTAGGTATTCTAAAACTGCCATTGAAGATATTGTACTTTCACTCAGACATAAAACAAAATCTGTAGATCAACTGGCTACTCTATATAATAGAACAAGGCATGCTATTACAAGTATTGCTTATTATCATGGCTATAAATACTAGACTGTAAATTATTGTAACTATAAGAGGTATTTTGATAGAAATGGAAAATCAAGCTTATTGGGGCTATCATCTAATGTTTTCAGCTATTAATTTAGATGAGCAATTAGTTCAAGATCAGAAATATATTAAACAATTTTCTACAGCTCTAGTAAAAGCTATTGATATGGTTCCATTAACAAGACCTATTACCAAGTATTGTAATACATCGGAGAGAGACAAAGCTGGAATTACTCTATATCAAATTATTGAGACATCCAATATATCTGCACATTTTCTTGATGATGGTAGATGTCTCTTTGATGTATTCTCCTGTAAACCTTATGATTATACAATTGTACTAAAACTATTTACATCATGGTTTTCAAAACCTAACTCATTTGCTAAAATTATTCATCAAGAATTTATTTCAAGACCAGCATAGATTACCTCTTGATAACTGATCTATAGTATACTATATTATAAATGTCTTTAAATATGTTCTCCTGCATACTTTAAGATTGTTGAAAGTTAATATATTATTCCTGTAATTATAGCTTCCCTCTTTTGTTAGGTATCAGATTCTCTTATTAGAGTTTGATACCTAATTTTTTGAGTGTATCCTCAGTCCATACTTTAAAAATCCATTTTCTTTTATTGCAGTATTCAGTAGCATAATTCCATTTAGCTTGATTAACTAAATATGTTTTAACTTCTGTTAAATATCTTGATGAATCTTTTTTAGTAGTTTTCTTTGGTTCTATAGTTTGAGCTTTTGGTTTAACCTCTATAGCAAACACTTCATCTCTATCATTACAGTATACAAAATCAATAAAATATCTGTGTTGTTTATTATCTACAGGTGATATATACGGTACAACTAATTCTTCTGATGACCAATATTTAATCTTTGGGTGATGATCTAAAAATTTCATCACCTTCATTTCCCATAGAGATCTAAAATACACCTCTTTATAGTTACCTTTATATTTTGTAGGGTTTTGAACCTGATACTTACCATGATACGTTTTACTCATATACAATAAATACTTATATGAGTACACGCACAGAATCTATATTTGGTAAATTGCAAGATGATGGCTATCGAATTAGTCAATTATCATATCCTCAAGATTTATCTGCAGAATCATCTGGTAATGGTCACTTTATATTGTTTAATATAAATGTTACTAAAGGTTCAAGAATAGATACTCTTAAAAAATCTACTCCATCAGATGCTACTATTCCTAATACACCTACTGTTGAATCCGCGCCTGTTACAGGTGGTGGAACACTTAGGTCAGAAGCATCTGAATTAGGCATTTACTCAGGTAAAGTAACAAGACGCATTGATAC